TAGTGTCGTCTTTGTGACCCTCCAGTTGTTGAGGATGTTATCGGGACGCTCCCACTTCCCTGACTCGTCATGGACGAGGAGTTTAAGTTTCTCTCCATCGTACGAGTTGTCTCCAGTGTTCTTCCAATCGATTGTGGTATCAAGTCCCGTGAGCTCCTCGGGCCTTTCACTTGTACTGGTGATTTTCTTTCTTGTAAGTTTTGATGCGGGTACCCTGTATGCCAGTTCGGTCTTGGGACGGTCCATACCATCCTGTATCGGTTTAAAAAAGAACGGGTAATTGACCGATATTGGAACCACCTTATCTGTGAACATTTTCTTGGCATCGGACCCAGATTTGGACAATATGCCGAATCGTGAATCGGAACTAATTGTAGCCTGATTAACTGTTTCTCCACTGGCCATAAACGAAAATCCCGATCTACGGTTTTTGAGATAGCACATTCCATAAGAACGTTCGTCTGCTTTACAAGCTTCCCAGAATATGTAGAAGAGTCTGTTAGCTTCTCTGAAGTCTGGCTTACCAACATCAATTTTGGACCACTGCAAGTACATATAATGAGTACCAGTAATATAAGTAGCAATATTCTTGTTATAAAACCAGAAACCATTTTCTCTTTTTCTAAATTCATCTTCTATATAATCAATATACTTTTCTTTAAAATTAGCTGGATAATCTCTCCAGTCAAAAATAGTTTTTATTTGATTTAATTCTTTTGGGTATGGTGTAACTTGCCACTTGTTGTTTTCAAACTTGTGTACTTTACTTGGTTGTTTAGGTAATGCTATTTTTAAGTTTTGTATTTCATATACTTCACCTATTGTACCATCTTTAGATATAACAACAATATCATGCTCTTTATTATATCCATATTTCCACTTCTTACCTTTATTTAATCTTTTGATAGTATTTTCACGTATAGGTTGTATAACCTTACACAAGCTTTGTTCGTACATTACTTAGATCTTCTTTCTGCAAAACCACTAAAAGACTCTTTTTTAGTTTCTTTTACAACACCATCAAGCATAGCTTGTTCAGCTTCAATACGATTAAGTATTTCAAAAGCATCGAATATAGCTAGTTTTTTAGTTGCTGCAGCGTTTTTTAATCTATCAGCTGACACATCATCTTCAGTTTCTACTATAGGTTCTTTTGCAACCTTAACCAACTCATCAACCGCTCTGTAACCAGCTTGGATTATATTCTTTTTCTTGTCCTTTGTATTCATATTTAATTTCAATAAAAATGTTTGGAACTCTGTATAATCTATCGTTTCCTATAATAAATTCATATTCAGCCGCTTCATTATAACCTACTAGTTCACCTTCTTTAAAATTACCATCAGAATATTTTACAATACCTATTTGATCAGCTTCAGATCCATCTTCTTTTTGTATAGGTTTTATAAATGAATAACCTGGTAAAGCTTTCCACTTCACTATTTTTTTATACGCAAAAATCTGATCTACACTAACTCTATATAAATCTTCTTTTATATAACTACCTGAATTACGCTCTTTACCTCTTGCATCATGCCATCTTCTAAAAACATTGTGATGCACAATTACCTCGTCACCTTCTTCAATTGGTGATTTAAACTCTGAAGGTAAACCTACAATAATAGCCTCACGACTTACATACTGATGGTTATAAATTTCAGAGTTTAAAATAAGTTCTTTGTCACCAACTTTCTTGGTATTGTTATATCTTTGCGTTTTCGGTTTTATTAAAAAATAAAACGTGCCTTTCATTAATATTCAAGATTATATTCAACTGATATAGCCATGTTTTTATTAAAATCTTTCCAAGGTAAAACCTCGTTATTTTTTTCAATTAAAACACTGAACTTGTCTTTAGATTCTATAATGTCACATATAATGTGATTTCCATAGACCTCTTGACCAACTGAATAATGCATTGCATCGTTCTTATAATCTCTACCTATGCTAATTTTTCTTATCAGTTTCATTGTTTATTTCTCCTGTTTTAACATTAATGTTTACAGAACCATACTTTTTTTCAAGTGTGTCTTGTAACAACTTAAGGTTTTGATTTAATTGATTAAATTGAGCAGCCAGATTTAATTTACCTAATTCTAACTCACCAATTCTTATTTGAATGCCGTTAATATTTTTTATATTTTCTTGTAATTCAGCTAATTCTTTTTTCGTTATTTTTTTTGCCATTATATTAAATTTTAGTTTACTTTTATATTATCACGCAATTGTCACGCTTTTTACTTCTTCTTTGGTTCTGCTATAAACCAATCTTTATACATTTCTCGTTTTTTAAGTATGTATTCCATATATTTATCTATCTTTTCTTTCCAATTTTTGTCTACAGCTGGGTTTATAATACCAGATTTTGGACTTGAAAAGCATTTATTGATATAATTCTTAATATCATGCTGATTATCAAGCAAATGATTGTTAATGCAGTAAAAAGATCCCATTTGTATATTATTCCAAACATCAATAGGTTCTATTTTTTTACCTAAAACAGCTGCATATACCATACTTTCACTAATATGTGTAGTATATACATTATTTGCTTTTTGTAAATAGTAATACATATCTATATCCCTTGGTAATATATTGCTATCGCCAAAAAAGTCCTTTAATTCACCAATAATTTGATGAGTTGTTATAGGATGTGGCTTAAAATACATGTTATTACCATGTTTATTTGCTAAAAACTTTAATCTATTTAAGCAAATATTAGATTTTACTTTATTTGAGCCAGGTAATATAACAATATTATCTTTTGGCTCATATTGATCAAACTTAGAGTTTCTGTCTTGGTACTTATTTGCATTTTTACTCATAATATTTTCAATTAAATAAGATGAATAATCAACAACTTCACAATTATCGGCGTAAGCATCGATCATTTGAGCATATCTTAGCTTTACGTTAAGTGGTTGTATGTAAAAACTTGTTGCAAACTCAGTATAAGCTAATGTTTTGAAATAAGGCATTTCATCAGCCATTACATCATAGCTAAATTCAATACCAGCTTCAGTACATCTTCTTATAAAGTATCCTTCTACTTGTTCTAAGTCTTCTAATTTTTTATTTTTTTTGAGATGGCCAATCCTTTTGTCCAGCTCACGTCTATTAAACATTTCCATATAATTAAATTTAATTTATTAGTATTATAATAGTTACACGTTTTTACACTTTTCTACCTGTCAAACGATACGTCACCTAATTGACCGTAATTACCAGGATCACCGTCGTACCAATTTGTATTAGTTTCAAATGTAGTAGTAGTACTTGTATTAAACACTGTAGTTGTGTTAAATGTTGTAGTTGTACTTCTTGTAGTGTTGAAAGTTGTGGTTGTAGCAGTACTTGTACTAAACGTAGTTGTGGTACTTCTTGTAGTATTAAACGTAGTTGTAGTATTTTTTGACGTGCTAACTGTCGTGGTTCTACTAGTATTAAAAGTAGTAGTTGTAGTTGTGTTAAATGTCGTAGTCGTGTTAGTACTAGTATTATAATTAGTAGTTGTAGACTTAGTTGTATTAAAAACAGTCGTTGTACTCTTACTTGTACTAACAGTTGTTGTTCTACTCGTGTTAAATGTCGTAGTAGTAGCAGTATTAAACGTGGTAGTAGTATTAGTACTTGTATTAAATACTGTAGTTGTACTCTTAGACGTATTAAATACTGTAGTGGTACTTTTAGACGTACTAACTGTAGTCGTTCTACTCGTTTCAAAAGTAGTTGTAGTACTAGTATTAAAGGTTGTTGTAGTTGTAGTACTAGTATTGAAAGTTGTAGATGTTGATTTAGTAGTATTAAACGTGGTAGTTGTTGATCTAGATGTGCTTACGGTAGTAGTACGGCTCGTATTAAACGTAGTTGTTGTACTAGTGTTAAACGTAGTGGTTGTGCTCTTAGACGTATTATAAACAGTAGTAGTTGATCTACTTGTAGACACTGTAGTAGTCCTAGATGTATTAAACGTAGTCGTGGTACTAGTGTTAAATGTAGTCGTAGTACTTTTAGATGTATTGTAAACAGTTGTTGTAGATCTACTTGTAGATACCGTAGTAGTTCTAGAAGTGTTAAACGTAGTCGTTGTAGACGTATTGAATGTAGTAGTCGTTGATTTACTAGTATTAAAAGTTGTAGTAGTGCTTCGACTAGTTGATACTGTGGTTGTACGACTAGTATTAAACGTAGTAGTAGTGCTAGTATTAAATGTTGTCGTAGTGCTTCTAGTTGTATTAAATGTAGTCGTAGTATTTCTAGACGTTGAAACGGTTGTAGTTCTACTTGTATTAAACGTTGTTAATGTTGTTGTATTAAACGTAGTAGTGGTAGATCTACTTGTAGGAAAAGTTGTAGTAGTCGATCTAGTTGTATTAAATGTTGTTGTCGTGCTTCTACTAGTACTAACAGTTGTGGTACGACTAGTATTAAACGTAGTTGTCGTAGAAGTATTATACACAGTAACTGTTGCTGTAGTTGTATTAAAAGTAGTTGTTGTAGACTTACTAGTATTAAACGTAGTTTCAGTTGTTCTAGTAGTGCTGACAGTTGTTGTTTTACTAGTGTTAAACGTTGTTAAGGTTGTTGTGTTAAACGTTGTTGTAGTAGATTTACTAGTATTATATGTTGTTGTAGTTGTTCTACTAGTGCTAACAGTTGTTGTTCTACTTGTTGATGTAGCTCTACTAGTTTCAAACGTAGTTGTGGTTGTTCTAGTAGTACTAACCGTAGTGTTTCTAGATGTAGATGTACTTCTAGTTGTGTTAAACGTGGTTTCAGTTGTTCTACTAGTACTAATTGTAGTATTTCTTGACTCGGTTGTGTTTGTAGATGTATTAAATGTAGTAGTTGTATTATACGTAGTAGTTGTGCTAAATGTTGTAGTCGTCGTCGTACTAGTATTATACGTGGTTGTTCTACTTGTTGCTGTAGATGTAGAAGTATTATATGTGGTAGTTGTGGTATACGTAGTAGTTGTATTAAAAATAGTGGTTGTAGATTTACTTGTTATTGTATTAAATACCGTAGTTGTACCTGTACTAGTATTATAAAACGTATTTGTTAAAGTTGATGTACTAGTGTTATATATTGTTGTAGTCGACCTAGTTGTATTGAATGTTGTGGTAGTAGTCGTAGTAGTAGAGGTATTATACGTTGTAGTTGTATTTGTACTTCTTGACTCAGTTGTGACTGTACTTGTAATAAAAACAGTTTCAGTACTAGTTTCAAACGTAGTTGTTCTAGATGTTGACACCGTTGTATTTGTGCTAGTGTTAAAATAAGTAGTGTCATCAAATAAAGTATGAGGTCTTGTTGCAGCTGTAGTTCTAGTTGTATTATACGAACTAAGTGTAGACGTATTATACGTAGTAGTTGTACTAGTTTGGTATGTAGTAGCTGTACTAAATACAGTTGTAGTATTTGTTGCCCTACTAGTGCTGATAGTGGTAGTTGTGCTAGTATTAAAAAGTGTACTTGTAACAGTGTTAAACGTTGTGGTTGTACTAGTGTTAAACGTAGTAGTTGTAAGTGTACTCGTGTTAAACGTAGTTGTAGTGTTTGCTCCTTCAGATGTAACTCTCGATGTTAAAAAAACAGTAGTAGTATTAGGCATCAGAACCTCCTTTCACTAATATATCGTTAACAAAATAGTTATTAAGCATTACTTTGTATATTTGTCTTGTTGTTTCAGACGAATCAAAAGTTTTGCTTGTTAATTCTATTTCTCCATTTTTACCATATAATTTGTCACCAACCACGAGCTCATTTACTTTAACTGTAGTCCATTGATTATTTCTTTTTACATATATAGGATGCGCACCTGCTATAACTAAACTTTCATTTAAGGTATACAAACCTTCACAATTCATTACTAATCTTTCAACATTTTCAAAACTTGTAACACTTTTTGTTCCGTTTGAAACGTCACAAGTTAAAAATGATTTAGCATCTAAAAGATTTTTACTTTCTGTTTCATTTATGTTAAAATTAGAACTAGTTAATACGCCATAACCAGTTGGTCTATTAAATGTTTTAACAGGAACATGATATACATTTCTATTATAATATGTGTTTTCAGGTGGAGATATAGCTACGTCATAGAATACTACGTCGTCCCAATGAAACTTCATCCACTCATCTGTTGTTCCGCCGCTAAAATTCCACCATGTTATTTTAGCTCCGTCTTTTGCTTTTTGTTTTACAAAATATCTAAAATTGTCATGTAAATCAGGATCAGCGTAAGTATCCATTAGTATCGCGTTATAACCTTTACGCTCGTTTAATAAACTTAACCATTTATCTTCAACAACAATTACATTAGGTTTGTCTGCAGCCCATGCTTTTAATTTAGGTATTATCTGCGGATGTGTTTCACATATTGTATGAGTGCCTGGGTTTCTAGCTTGTATAGCGTCAGATAATATACCCATACCAAAGCCACACTCTAAAACATCGTCTCCAGCTTCAACGCATACCTCGGCTGCCTTTTGCATGATTGGTATTTCCCAGTCCATCATAACTTCCATTACTTCATTAGTAACAGGGTTAGTCCAGACTATGTCTCCATTTTCACGAAAAGTTAAATCAGCTGCATGATAATTTTGTTGCGTATCTGATGTTCTATATGGTATATTCATGTTATTTAATTTTATATACAACCTCTAAAACAACCACCACCACCACTTGATGTTGTTGTTGATCTTGATGTATTATAAATAGTTGTTGTATTATGAAACTCAACTGTGTTTCTACTTGTGCTAACTGTAGTAATTACTTGTGCAGATGTAGCGTGTGACGTACTTCTACTAGTACTGTAAATAGTTTGTCTTCCTGTTGAAAATACAGTCGTAGTACTTGTGTTAAAGACTGTTGTAGTTAAAGTATTCTTACTTGTTGAAGTATTTCTAATAGTTTCTTGTAATAAAGTAGACCTAGACGTACTAATTGTTTTTAAGGTTGACGTGTTAAACGTAGTTACTGTGCTTGTTAAGTAAGGTAATTGATTAGGTGTCCAACCATAAACATGTGTTGTTGACGCATTTGCTTTAGCATTTAATATACTAGTTTCATTAAATAAAGCACTTGCGCCACTTTGTGGAGTTACATCATATTCAAATCTTTGTTCACTAGCGGTATTAACATAAGAACCACCTGTTATTCTAAAAGCCCTATGCGCTACTTGAGCACCACCAACTAAATTTCTTAGCACTATTTTACCATTTGTACTTAACATTTGATTTAACGCATAATACCAATCATGACCAAGTCTATCAGATCTAGATATATATATTTTACTAACGTGGCTAAAAGTAGTATTATCAAGTCTAATACGCCCAATGCCTAAACCACTAGAAGTTGTAGTGCTATCATAAATCCACTCAGCTCCATCATTTGAAGCAGCATCTGTTAAATCACCCCATAATATATATCTAACAGCTGTATTTGGACTTGTGGTAAAAGTAGTTAATGTCGTTGTATTAAACGTAGTAAGAGTGCTTGTTTGCCAAGCTGTATCTGTACTCGTGTTATATGCCGTAGTAGTTTCGTATATAGTAGTAGTTGTCGTGGTAGTGCTTGTATTATACGTAGTAGTTGTATTAGTTGATCTAATTGTTTCAAAAGTAGTTGTCGTGGTTGTACTAGTATTATAAGCTGTAGTTGTTAAAGTAGCTGTGCTGGTATTAAAGTTGGTACTTGTTACTTTTGACGTAGCTGTAGCAAAAGACGTTGTAGTGTCTCTAGACGTAGATGTGCTTCTTGACTCTACAGTTACCGTACTAGTTTCAAAAGTTGTAGTTGTATTAAAAACTGTTAACGTACTAGTTTCATAGGTAGTTGTAGTGTTTCTAGACGTAGACGTACTTCTAGATTCTACAGTTGTTTTACTGGTACTAAACGTGGTTGTTGTAGTGTAAGTAGTCAACGTAGTGGTGTTAAACACTGTAGTTGTGTTTTTACTAGTTTCAAACGTAGTTATTGTATTAAACGTAGTCAACGTAGTAGTATTAAACGTAGTGGTAGTATCTTTAGTGGTGTTAAATGTCGTTGTTGTATTAAAAGTGGTGGTTGTACTAGTATTAAATGTGGTAGTTGTAGATCTAGTTGTATTATACGTTGTAGTTGTGTTTCTAGATGTTGATACTGTTGTATTTCTAGTAGTATTAAATGTGGTTGTAGTACTAGTGTTAAATGTCGTAACTGTATTTTTACTCGTAAGAAAAGTTGTAGTTGTATTTCTAGATGTACTAAACGTTGTATTGGTAGATCTACTAGTTGATATAGTAGTAGTTCTACTCGTTTCAAATGTTGTAGTAGTAGACGTGTTAAATGTCGTTGTAGTACTTTTAGTCGTGTTAAAAGTGGTTGTGGTACTTTTAGTTGTATTAAAAGTTGTAGTAGTAGATCTTGATGTACTTACAGTTGTATTTCTAGTTGTATTAAATGTCGTTGTGGTAGACGTATTAAATGTCGTTGTAGTACTCTTTGAAGTATTAAAAGTTGTAGTGGTACTTCTACTAGTACTTACAGTCGTTGTTCTAGACGTATTAAAAGTGGTTGTTGTAGATGTGTTGAAAGTTGTAGTAGTACTTTTTGATGTGTTAAAGGTCGTAGTTGTAGACCTACTAGTTGAAACAGTCGTAGTTCTAGACGTGTTGAACGTGGTTGTAGTACTTGTGTTAAACACTGTTGTAGTACTTTTACTTGTCTCAAATGTTGTTGTGGTTGACCTACTAGTTGATACAGTCGTAGTTCTTGATGTATTAAATGTTGTAGTCGTACTTGTATTGAATACTGTTGTAGTACTCTTGCTTGTTTCAAATGTCGTCGTAGTTGATCTACTGGTTGATATTGTTGTAGTTCGCGTGGTATTAAATGTAGTGGTTGTGCTAGTATTGAATGTAGTGGTAGTACTTTTTGATGTATTAAAGGTTGTGGTGGTATTTCTACTAGTTTCATACGCAGTTGTAGTACTTCTACTTGTAGAAACCGTAGTAGTACGACTTGTGTTGAAAGTGGTAGTTGTACTTGTATTAAAAACAGTGGTAGTAGACTTACTAGTTTCAAAAGTAGTTGTTGTACTTCTTGATGTTTCAAAAGTAGTTGTTGTAGATCTGCTAGTCGATATAGTTGTCGATCTAGACGTTTCAAATGTTGTAGTTGTACTAGTATTGAAAACAGTCGTGGTTGACTTACTAGTTTCAAAGGTTGTAGTTGTAGATGTACTAGTATTAAATACAGTACTAGTTGATCTATTTGTAGATACAGTAGTGTCTCTACTTGTTTCAAATGTTGTAGTGGTAGAAGTATTAAACACAGTGCTAGTACTCTTACTAGTTTCAAACGTAGTAGTAGTATTAGTGCTTGTGTTGAAAGCAGTTGTAGTGCTCTTACTTGTATTAAAAGTAGTAGTTGTAGATTTACTAGTAGCCGTCGATTTAGAAGTACTAATTGTTGTGCTTCTGCTAGTCGCGGTATTCCAGAAGTCTATTTTGTTCCATAACCACTTCATTAAATTATATTTTATTGAGGATAACTACCAAAGTCTCCTACGTAGTTTATTAATACTTTATCTGATGCTGCAATAAAATAAGTTAATACAGCTATTTTGTTAGCAGTTGTGTCAAATGATATGGCTACGCCACCAGGCGTGTAAGCCGTAGCAGGTAAAGCAGCCCAACCTAAAGATCCTACACTTGCAGGATTAGTTATAACTATAGTACCTGATTTACCAATGAGACTTGAGCTTAAACCACCAAAAGCTATTGTATTAGTAGCATTTTGAGCGGTTATTGTAAAATTGTTTGTTGGAAGGGCAAAGTTGACAGTATGCGTATTTGACGAGTGATTAATGTCTGTAAAACTCGAGCTTTGAAACTTAAAGTCGCTAGCCTCTAGTGTAGCACTGGTTACTTTTAAATCTTGCAAAAACTGTAATGCCATGTATTTTATTTAAGATAATACAGACGGCACCGAAGTACCGTCTATATTTAGTTAATTATTTATTATGATGTTGGATACGAAATACCAGAAGTTAAGTTGTCTCCGATTATTTCCTGAATAACAACAATAATGTCGTTAGTAGGTTGATGAGAGAAAGTAACTTGTAATGTATTAGAGTCTGTTCTATCAACATCAGCAAACACATCTAAATATGTAATGCTATCATATAGCTTAACAATAAGATGGTTTGAGTTTAAGTTGTGAGCAATGTTACATTTAAATACATTACTTACTAATGAACTAACATCTATCGTTGCTCTTTTTTGTACAACTTTAATTCTGTTATCAATAACTGTATCAAGCGCTGTTCCATTAACAGTAATTGCATCAGCTTCTAATGTACCATCAATGTCCGCGTTACCAGAAATATCTAATGAACCAGCATCTAATTCTCCAGTTAATATTAATGTATCTGCACTAGCATCCCATAACATGTATTTACCAGTTGTATCGCCAAAGAATTTAACGTCATAACCAGTGTCATCAACACCAACCGTAAGACTTGCGTCTATTTGTACAGCGCCATCAATATCAACAGCGTCAAGATTTGTTGTTCCATTAACATCAATATTGCCTTCAATATCTAAAGAGTTAAACGCTACATCTGAAGTTGTAGTTAAGCCTTGATCTAAAGCACCTAAATAACCCCATTGTGTGTTACTAATTGTTACTGAGTTTATGTTTTCTAACTGAGCACCTTCAACAGCTGTTAAGTTACTAAGTTCAGTTACCTGAGATATTGCAATTGTTTTGTTGGTAAGCGTAGCAGTATTATCATTTAAAACTACAGTACCTGTTGCGTTTGGTAAACTAATCGTTCTATCAGCGGTAGGATCTACAACTGTAAGTTTAGTTTCAAAATCATCAGCTGTAGCACCTTCAAATAATATTGTGTTGTTTTCTACAACTTGTACTGTTTCATTACTTATTGTTTGAGTGCCTGAAACAACTAAGTTAGCAACACTTAATGTTCCTGAGTTAGGATTATACGTAAATGCTCCAGTATCATCTAATAAAGCATCTGACTCATCGTTAAATACAACTGGAAAAGCTGTGTCAGTATTTGAATCTGTTACTGTAACTAGTGATGATGTACCTGTTACATCTCCAGTTATATTACCAGCGAAAGCAGTTGCTGTTAATAATCCAGTGCTAGAATTAAATGTTAAATTAGTACCAGATTTAGGAGCTAAGTTACCAGTTGCTGCAGTAACAAATAACGGGAAGCATGTAGTATCTGAAGACTCATCTGCAACCGTTACTGTTGTAGCAATAGCAGCTGTACCCGTTGTATCTTGGTTAAGTGTATCAACAGATATAACACCTGAACTTGCCGTTAATCCAGTTCCTGCAAATAAAGTTGCAAGCTGAACTACATCGGTATATTGAACAGTGTGACCATCATTGTCTAATGTTAAAAACACATCACCAGCACCAGGTGCAACTTTACTAAAATCATTACTATCTAATGCGATTTCAAATGTAAGATCAAATGGGTCAGCATCTGTTCCATTTGATTCGTTTGTCCAGTTTATATTTAAACCTGCGCCGTCTATGAATTTAATTTCTGACGTGTCCTGAATTGTTACTTCAGTTCCATCGCCATCTTCTAAAACCCAAGAACTCATTGTTCCTGAAGAAGTTCCTAATGACTGCCACGCGGAGCCATCGTAATACTTTAACGTTCCTGAGTCATAGATCAGCTTTCCTGCAGTGTTACCAGCGTCACCTGTGGTCGAATGATCTACGACAAAGTCCTGTAGTTTATAATCGTTTAAGGTGATATTACCTTTAACGTTTAAATGATTTAAAATAGGTATTGCCATAGTTTTTTTTAATTATTTATTTAGTTAAGTATGCAAAGCCAGAATAACTAGCTGCAAAGAAAATTTTTAATGTATTTTTGTCAATGTATTTGACTTGTCCAAACGCTGAAACATTTACATCAGTTCCATCGTCTAGTTTAACAACAACGCTTGGTAAATAATCACTTAGTTCAAAACCATGTGTTATTGTCCACTCGTCACTGTCTGTATTTTGATGATGCTTGTGACTAGAACCTGACTCAACAACAAAATTAGCTATCTGTTGCATTGTGTAATTTCTAGTAGCACCTGAAACATCTGATCCTAAAACCTTGTCTCCAGCTGTTACCGTCTGGTCTTGTTGTATGTTTTTAATTTTAGGCATATTACTTTTTTCTTATTTTTTCTATACTACGTCCACCGAAATAGGATCCGATGACGGTGATCAAAATTATTTGAAGTAGATCTGTCCACTTTTCTTCTACGTTAAACGCTAGAGATCCACTATCAATAAATACCATGAGCACGGTCGCCACTATTAGGAATATAAGTACGAGAGGACGAACTGAACGCGTTAACCAGTTTCCGTGCTCTAAATCTGCTTTCCACCTTTCGGTGACATTTTTTTGCATCTGAGATTCAGCTTCTATAAATATTTGAGTCATTTCTTTTTCAAACTCAGCTTTCTCGTCTTTTGTTCTTATAAATTTATCAGCAACGCTAGCTAGTTTGTCTACAACATTACCGCCTGCGTCACCAAAAATTTTTGATAATATTTTAGTCATCTGTAAATCTATAACCTGTGTCAGAACCTCTTCTAGTATAAGTTTTTGTTTTTGGATTGCCTTTAGTTAATCCTAATCTCATTCTTTTATAAACTTCTTCTGCAGCATCAGGATCTTTTAATATTAACTCATCGTAATCTCTTACTAAAATTCTAGCTATTTCAGGTTGATTTAAATTTTTCCAATCATAATCACCTTCTTTAGCTATACCAGCTCTTTTAATTGCTCTCCACAATATATTATATCTATCTCCTCGATATACACCATCATCGTCTCTAATTGTTCTTTCATCATTTATTTGCCTAAATACGTCTCTTGCTGAGTTAGATATATATTTATCATCTTGTTTTCTTTTTTCTTGAACTTCTCCTGGATCAAAACCTCTAACCCAAAAGTCTGACTTCCATTTTTCTGCATAGTTTATTTCTCTATCAACACCATATGTTTGCTTGCCATAACCTTCTTCTTTGTCAGATTTTTTTGCGTCTTCTATAAACTCTTCAATACTATCATACGTAGCACCTGTTATTGGATTTACTTTTTGACCCGCTTCATTTGTTTCAAAACCTTCGTAAACCTCGTCATAACCACCAGTATCAGGTCTAGATCCTCCATCAACTTCAATTTCACCTGTTATATATTCGCCTCCATCTCTTTTAACAACTTTTTTGTTTTTGATGTCTCTTTCTGTTATAGTACTTATATCAGGTCTACGTTCATCGTGACCAGCTATATGATTTTGCGGATAATAACCAGGCATACCTTTCATAAAAGTTACAGCTTGTTCTGAAAAGTTAGTTGGCGTGTCTTTGCTACCTCGCTCTTTTATTCTGAGCGCGTCCATTTTAAATTTGTTTTTAGTGCTAAATATTCCCATTATATTTTACAGTCGTGCATATTGATAAACCAATTTGCTAGTTGTACATCTCTTTTAGTCGCGCCTTTACGTGACTTTAGCTTTTTAACTTTACCACAGGTTACATCGCCTCCGTATAATTTGTTTATACGAGCTTTTAGTACTCCACGGTAGGCTTTAGCCATTACTTATTTGTTACCTTTAGCTTTGTATCCACTAGCAAATGCAGCTCTTCTTTGTGCATCAGATGCAAATTCTTGAGGTTTGTACATCTTTGCACCGTGATCCATTTTTGGATTATATCCTTCTTTTCTAGCTTTTATAACGTCAGCTTGTGTAACACCTGGCCCAGTTCCTTTTTGGTCTTTAAACTCTTGAGGATATTTCATTGGGTGCATTTTCATAGCTCCGTACTTCATAACTTCAGAGCCTTTGAAATTACCTGGGTTTACCTCACTGTGCATTCCTGGATACATTTTATACGGTTCGTTGTGTCTTCCTGGCATAATTTTTTATTTTAATTGTTATCGATCTATGTCTTTAATCATATCATCGATAGCTTTATTAAATACTTTATCGGTATATGATTTGTTGTTAAAAAATATACTTCGCTCACTAGTTGGTAAGTCTTCCTCGCCTAATAGTATACGGTATATTCTGCTTATTAGTTGCGAACATTTAAATGAAGTTTTAAAAATAGAAAATTTAATTGAAGTGCGGTTGCGATGTCTCCATACCTCGATCCAACCTTGCGATCGTAATCGTTCCCATCGCTGTTTATCCCATGACATTGTATATACGCCATCGATAAACTCTTGTCGTGTAAATCTGTCCTTACAGTCTAAATATATTAATAGTTCAAGATCTGCGTCTGTTAAACCGTAAGTTTTACAGGCCCATTTTCTAACGAGCCTGTAATACTTAAACAGTTTCATTTCTCGCAAATCTGATGCGTCTAATCTCATTTAACTATTAGTTATCTGGATTAGTGTCAGCATCAGCAGTTGAGATGATACAAGCGGATATTGCAGAGTCTACATATACACTGTTATCGTCATCAGCAACAACTACCATTGCATCGCCATAAGCGTCTGCAATAGCTTTAGCTATACTTGCACATACTGCTTTATAAGATCCAGAAGTATAAGTTAACTCAACGTAGTTCTTTGTAGAATCTCCGTCAGTTCCTTCTAAAATTCTAGGATTTTTAAAGTAGACGTTACATGTAGTAGCTGCAGTTGCGTTAATACCGATAATGCTATTAGCTGGAACAACAATGTTGTCAGCAGCTGCGTCAGCACCACCACCACTCGCGAAATAAAGTAATTTTTCCTTTAAGACTGCCATGATCTATTTTTTTAAGGGTTAAACAATAATTTCAGCACGACTATATTAAATTGTAATTGTTAACTATTCAACGATCACTACGTCCCCGTGCTTTATTACATAGAAGTAGCTACTGTTAAATTCGATTCCGTGTCCAGCGTTTTTATCATACCATACTATATCATTTTCTTTGATACCTTTGATTTGATCACCAACACTGATCACTTTGCCTTTTAAGAACCTAATGTCTTCATTTTGAGACTCACTCAAAACAAATCCTTTTTCGGCTTTAGGCTTTTCTTTTATTTTATCTACTACTAAAAAACTATTGATTGCTTTCATTTATTCTCATATTAGATATTACACAATCAGCTGATATAATAGTACTAACTACTGACACAGCGTTTTTCAGCGCCGATTTTGTTACCAAAACCGGATCGATAATTCCAGACTTAATCATATTAACCTTTTTACCGGTTACTACGTTTATACCTTGACCTTTAACTAGTTTGCTAGGTTTTTCGATGCCTGCATTATCTAGTATTGTATTGAAAGGTGTTTGTATTGCCTGTAATAATAATTCTTCTCCAACACTCTTAGGTGTTATGTTGTTACTAGCATTGAGTAACGCTATACCACCTCCAGGAACGATGCCTTCTTGTAAAGCTGCTTTGGTAGCATATATTGCATCTTCTATCCTGTCCTTCTTCTCTTTTAGCTCTACTTTACTTCCTGCTCCTACAAACACGATACCAACCGACCCGTTAAGTATTGCTAATCTTTCTTGTTGTTTCTTTTTTAAGTAAGGATTTTTAGTTTCCTTACCTATTATATCTTTTACTTGTTTTATACGATCTTTAAGATTTTTACCTGATTTATTTACAGTAAACACCGTATGCTTGTCGTCTGTAACAGTTTTTACTGCTTCACCAAGACAATCTACATCAATAAGATCAAAATCATCACCAAGCTCTTCATTAATAACTTTAGC